AGGAATGATTATTATGCAGAGTTTGGTTGTTTTATTGATTATTTAATTAGAAGAATGATTGCCGATAATAATAAAAATTGGAATGATAAATATAGTGGTTTTTACGACAAACGAGCGAATGAAGTTATCAATTCTATCTTTCTTAATAAAAAACTTTTTTATAAATGGAGTAAGTACTATAAAGAAATAATTAATTGTATAAAGTTATTTAAACAAAAAGGTAAGTTATCAAGAAAAGATAAATGTGAATTATTAAGTAATTATGATAATGATATAGATGAAATAATAAAGAATATAATAAATGTGAATGTAGATAATATAAATGTTACAAATAAGATTTATGTACCATTTGGATATAAGTATTTATTTAAGAAGAGTTATAATAATTTTGTAAATAGGGGTAAAAAGTGGGACGAGATAATATATGATATATTTATAACATCAAAGAGTCATTTAATATGGGGTGATAGGAGAAAGTGTATTTATACAGAAATAGAGCAGAGTGATGTTTTAAGATGTAAATCATTATTTGATAGTATTTATAATTTTGTGAAAGAAAAAGTAGAGGGAAAATTAGTTTTTTGTAATCCTAGTTTAGAGAATGGGATTATTTATGGTGATGCTGATTTGATAATTGATAATGAAATTTTAGATATAAAGACGAGTAATAAAAGTGATATAAATATAGAATTTACATTACAATTATTAATTTACACAAGTTTAGCTAGAATAAAAGGGATGAAGATAGATAAGATTAGTATTTTTAATCCTTTGTTAGGAGAATATAATTATGCTGATGTTAGTTTATGGGATAAGGACGAAGTTCTGTTAGAGTATTTGGAAAATAATTGTATAAATTAGAATGAATATTACACAAAATAAAATTAAATATTTTATATTTTTTTTAATAGAATTTTGTTTTGATTTTTCGGAAATCTTATAATCGTATTTTTCTAGATAATATTTGAATGTTTCATCATATGTATGAGTTTTTTTTGGATCAACACAATTATGAATATTTACTATCCAAACAAATAAATTATCTCTGCTGGATAAAGTTTTATCAGTTAAAGGAAATTCTTTAAGATGTAAAGTGTAATTATTTCTACATTTCTCGCAAGGGATAAGGTCTTTTAAGGCAAGGAAGAATTTTTTAGCAGATGATTTCATTGATTTGGAAGGATTCGTAGGATAAGCCATACAAACAGTTTCAAGAAAAAACCAAGCATGATTCCCCCATATTTTAGGTTCAAAATTTTGTCTCATTAAATTTAATGAGATAAAATTTTTATTAATTAACATTTATTACAATAAAATTATATAGTAAAAATTTATTTGTGATAAAGTGAGTCATAAAATCAGTTCCTTTAATTTTTTTTATTTTAACAATATTAAATAATTTTTTTTTTATAAGATAAATTCCTGTATTATTATTAATATCTATAATAATATATCCATAATCATAATCTTTTATTTCACTTGAAATATTTGGTATTTTATCTAATGTTACCTTTAAAGTAACTTTAATAAGATTTTGATAATAAAAACCACCCTCCATAATACTATTAATATTTTTTAAAAATAAGTTAATGTTAACATTTTCTTTTTTTATTAAAGGATTTTCTTTTACATTATTTGATATTAAAGGATTTATCATTTTTAAATCATCAACTCTGATATTAGATAAAAATTCAATATTTTTATTATTAAAACAATAAAATCCAAGATCATTTAGAATTTCTAAATTATAATTATTTTTGACGTTTAATTTTAAATTAGTATAAATATTTCTTATTGTATCACTTTCTTTAAAGTAAACAGATTCTATAAATACTGATAAAAATGATAAAATTATTATCTTAAAGTCATCATTATATTTATTAAATTTAAACATTGTATTAATTTCATTTAAGTATTCTTTATATTCTTCTACAAAAGTTTTACTTTTGAATCTATCTTTTATAGATTTTTCCATAATATATATTATTTCATCGTAATCTATATTTATTAATTTTAAATAATCTTTTACATCATTATTTTTTAATAACTCTTCTTTTATTAATTTATTATCATCATCTGATATTGTTTCTAATATTTTTTCTTCAGAAAAATCTCCTTCTAATAAAGATTTAACGATAGAATTATATTTTTGAATATTATAATTATATTTTTTACAAATTTTTATTATATCATTAATACTATTTATTTTTTCATTAACAATTTTTTTGCTGATATTTTTAGTTTCAAAATATATTTTATCATCAAATTTTTTAAAGTTTATTATATCATTTAGTTTGTTAAAAATATCATAAAAAAAATACAATTCTGAATCTTTGTATAACATTTTCGAATTTATTTTATTAATTTTACTAAATAAAAAATTATAAATAAAAATAAATAATAAATTTAAATTTTCTATATTATTATTTAGTAATGATAAGGTGATAAAACCTCTTTTAAATTTTTCATCAAATCTGAAAATATTTAAATTAATTTTATCTTTGATTATATTATATTTACTTTTATGAATTTTATTTTTATATAAAACTAAATCATTAGTTATTAACGCTTTTTTATAAAATTTATCAATATAATCATTAGTTAAAAATTCTACATTTCCACTTGTATCTACAAAATTGCCTGAATTAATATTTCTTACTTTCTCAAAAGGATTTATTATATAGAAAAATCCTGATAAATCTATTAATTGATTATATGAAAAACCATCCATAAATGATGGAAATAAATATTGATACATTTCCTGTTTTAAATTAGAATTTTTTGAATTAATATTATCTTTATAAAAATTATCTATTGAATATTGATTTCCTATTATATATTCTGATGAAAAAGGTTTGTTCATTTTCTTTATCTGTTCATCATCAAAATTATTTTTAAATGTAGTTAGTTTTTTAATTAAATTAGTTTCAATTATTTGTTTGCTTTCATCTGATAATAAATTAATAAAATTTTGACTGAATTCTTCTTTTGTAATTTTATATTGTGGTAAAACTATTTCTCGTGATCCTTCTGGATACATGTGGTATACAGTTCCACTTGATGTACGCCCTACTCTACCTTTTCTTTGTTTTCTACTAGCTTCTGTAATTTTTTCTCTTTTAACTTCAACATTATCTATATCATAATTATATGAAACAGTATTTTCAAAACCTATATCAATTACATATTTTAATGATTTAATTGTTAATGATGCTTCAGCAGCATTAGTTGCAATTATACATCCTCTATTATATGTTTTTTCATTTACCTTTTTCGCTTCCTCTTCTTTAATTTGTTTAGTAAAAACTTTTAATATATCATCTTTATGAATTGTTATTTTTTCTATTTCTTCTTTACCTTCTTTACTTATAGATTTATATTGTTCGTCTAATTTACCATAATAAGGTAATGCAATACAATTATTAGGAATTGATTTATTTAATTCCTCTACTAATTTATGAATCTCAGGTACAGTTGTAGAAAATAAAAGAATATCTCCTTCGTTTGTTGTTTGAAATATTTTAATTACCCTTTTTATTGCTAATTTTTCATTTGATTCAATTACATCTTCTGAATCATTTTCGTAAAATTCATCTACTTTATATTGAGTGGTAGCTCCAGGTGGAGATATATGATACCTTCTATCTATAAAATTTCTGTCTATACCATTACTTAAATTATATAAATTTATTGGATACGTTAAGTTATCATCTATAAATCTGTAAAATCTTCTAAATATTGATTCATCTTCTTCCATTGTTGCTGAAATTATTGATAGTTTTAAATCATTATTGTAAAATAAAGAATGTCTCATAATTGTTAATATCATATCCATATTTGGATTATGCTCATGTGCCTCATCTATCATTACCACATCATAAATATTACTATTTAAAATTTTATCATTATTATTGTTTTTTAATAAAACATTATTCTTGATTATCTGTAATAATGTACCATCTGTAACTATACGTAAGAAAAAATTACTATCTTTCTTATGTGATGATCCATCAACTTTATATTGAACTATATGATTTAATGTTCGTACTTTTTCTTTAAAATATTCTGAATACTCTTCTATTCCTATTCCCATAGAAGAAGATATATTTTTGGTATTTTCTATAGTTGGATCAGTTCTTGGTACAGTACAAATAATTTTACCATTATTTTTATACAAAAAACTTTTTAAACCATAAAGATATAATTTAGGAACTTGTGTAGATTTACCTTGACCAGTTGCACCTGTTACTAACATAACTCTTTGATTAATAAATCTGAAATAAAAATCAATTTGTGATACCCAATTTACAGCATAAAATGTATTCCAAAAATCACCTGTTTTACCAATTTTACTTATATACTCTACATAATTAATATTTTTAATTTCATAATTACTATTTACTATAATATCCTTATATTTTTTATTATTCGCATAATAATAACCATCACCATACTCCTCTATTTTTTTTGGACTTAATACTTTTAACATATTTTCTCCTCTTCTTTTTTTCTTTTTTATAAATTCTGTTCCTAATATTTTTTCATCTACTAACTCTGGATGCAATTCAAATTTATTTATACACCCTTTCTTTATTAAACTCTCAAAAATAATATCTATTAAATTATTCTTTATCTCTTTATAAATTATATTCTGTATTAAATTAGCATTATTATATTTGTCAAATTCTGATAATATTTTAGTTATTTTAAACCATTTCTGATCCACTTCATTTAAATTTAATTTATGTACTATAATATATCTTTGTTCAATTGATAATCCTGACCATAAATTTTTCATCTGATTTTCTTTAGAGTAGGGTTCATATAAGCTTTTTGCATAATTATATAAATATTTTGGTGGTATTTCTAAATCTTTATCATTAATTGATATTTTTTTATACTTTACTTTTTTTTCATAAAAAATTTGATCATGATAAACTGTGTTTTTTAAATAATTAAATTCATCATACAAAAAATTGTAAATGTCTTTACTTGGAACATTATCTATTGAATTTATAAATTTATCTAATTTAATAGAACTAAATTCAACATATTTATCATAAATTTTATCTAAATCTTCCTCACTTTCTTTAATTATTAACTTGTACTTTTTTTCTCTTACAAGTTTAGAAATATTAAAATAATTAAATTCAAAATATATAACTAATGATCTAAATAATTTTATAATAATTTCACTGTTATAATTTTTAAATGACTTGCCTTCTTTTACCATCTTTTTCATAGTACTCCAATTTTTATCAAATTTATTTATATTTACATCATTTAATAAATTATATGTCATATCATCATAAATATTACTTAATTCTAATATATCATCTAATATTTTAATATTCAAAATTATATGATTATTTATTGAATTATTAAATATTAACCATTTAATTCTTTTTATTGATAAATAATAATCATTAACGAGACAATTATAAATATCTTCTAAATTAAGTCCAGTATAATTAAATGCCATTTCATTTGAATCTTTTATTAATTCATTAATATTAGGAATTTCGTTAATTAATTCTTTATTAAGTAATGATTTATCAATCTTATTAAATAAAGGAAAATTAATTTTTGTAGAATTTTTATATAATTTTGAACTTTTATAATTTTTAATAGTTAAAGGAAATATATTAATCCAATTAATGTATAGTTTATATCTAACTATATTTATTATTTCAAATAATAATAAACTTATATTATCATAATATTTATTAACTAAATTTTCATTTAAATTAACATTTGTTTCAATTTCCAAAGTATTATATTTTTTATCATTATCTGAAAATGTCATGTCAGAAATTTCATTATGATCATAAAAATAATTTGAATATATTTTCTTATTATTAGATTCTCTTTGAACTAAATCTTTAAAAGATTTAATATTCTTTTGATTAAAACTACTATTTTTATCGTCTAAATATGGTAAGATTAAATTAACAATTGCATAAAAATTCTCATTATTATTAATTGATAATTGATTTAAAAAAGATTCAATTTTATCTATATTTTCAATATTTAATCCAATATATAATAAATAAATACAATGTGAAGATATTGTAATTAATTCTTCTAACTCATTAAATTTACTGTATAAATTACTTATTTTAATATTAGAAAATTTATATATTTTATCATATATCTTTTCATTAATATTGTATTGAAATTTATCTAAATTATAGTTATTATATGTATATAACATATATATATATATATAATTTAAATTAATTTCTATTATTTATATAAATGATATATATTCACGAATCACATCTTATTTTTATAATAATAATTAGTTTTTTTTTAGCATATTTATTTTTATCTATTTTTATGAATTGCGATGTTAATTGTAATATTAATTATTATAAAATTGAAAATAAATCAATTACTAAAAAACCTGAAACTGATATTAAATTAGATCCTATAAATACTAATAACACCAATGAAAATATAAATTCTGAAGATTATATAAATAAATTATTAAATTTATATAATTAATATATATATAATGGATATTTATAAAATAATTTATAATGATGAATATGTTAGATTCTTTTTATTTTTATTTATTTTCTTTTCTTTATCATTATTCTTTTTAAATTTAAGTGATGATGAAAAATCATATAGAGAATACTAACTTAAATAATTATATGACAATTACACTTAATTTAATTAATTTCAATACTGAAAATTTTAAAAATAAAAAATCTAAATCAAAAATGAAAGAATTTATAAAAAAAAATTTAAATAACTTTTATGATTTAAAAAATGTAATTATAAAAAAATATTTAAATCAAATAGATAATATTCATCTTGAACTAATACTTAAAAAAAAAAATAATGAATATTATCTAACTTTGATTAAAGAAACTTATGAAGAAAAATATAAAAAAGAATTAAAGGATAAACTTAGAAATAAAATTAAAATGACTAAAGATAATAATCATAAACTTATATTACAACCAAAAAATAATAATTTTTCACAAGAAATTAATTATTTGTATTACAAATTAAAAAATAAATATGATCATTATATTCCTACTCCTTTTGAATTATTAAATAAAAAAGATAAGTATATAGATTCATTATTTCAAAATATTATATCCATATGTGAAAAATGTAATATAGATAATAAAAGCGATTTATATAATATTATTGATTCAAATGATTATTTAAATTACATACAAAAAGTTTGTGATGTTAACTATAAAGATTATATTAGTGATTTGTTCAGAAAAATAAATGAATTATCTGATGATAAATCTAACACTCCTAAAATAATTGCATCCGAAATAGATAATAAAATAGATATCAATGAATTAAGTGATAATATACAAAATATGCTAATTGATGATGATAAAATTGATGATATTTCAATTAAGTCAGATGAAAATAATTTAGATATAGATGTGTTATCTGATGATATGTCAATGATATCGGAAGAAAATGTAAATTAATTTATAATTTATATTATGAAAGTAATTTTTGACCCTATTCACAAGTATATGAAATTTGATAAATTATTATTAAAGATTATTGACACAATAGAATTTCAAAGATTAAGAAATATTAAGCAATTAGGTTTATGTTATTATGTATTTCCTGGTGCATCACATAATAGATTTGAGCATAGTTTAGGAGTATCATATTTAAGTGGTTATATGATAGAAGCATTAAAGAATAAGCAACCTGAATTAAATATTACAGATAGAATGATTTTGTTAGTTAAAGTAGCTGGTTTAATACACGACTTAGGACATGTTAGTTTTAGTCATTTTTTTGATCATCATTTCTTGAGTGAAAAAATACCTAATAGTGAGTTTAGACATCATGAATATAGATCTTGTAAATTATTTGAGTATATAGTAAAAAAATATAATATTGGTTTGTTAGATGAAGAAATCAGCATTATAAAACGAATGATTGATCCTGATATCAATAATTCATTTTTATATCAGATAGTGTGTAATAAGATAAATGGTTTAGATTGTGATAAATTTGATTATATAGTAAGGGATACGTATAATATTGGTTTAGCGTATTCATTTGATGTTATGAGGTTAATTGATCAGGCTAGAGTTATAGACAATAAAATATGTTTTCCGAGTAAATGTTCATTTGATATATCAGATTTGTATTATACAAGATATAAGTTACATAAGCAAATTTATACACATAGTGCGGTAAGGGCAATTGAGTATATGGTATTAGATATAATAAGGATGTTAGATGGTAAGTTAAATTTAGTGGAAAAAATATTAGATGTGGGAAGGATGTATGAAATAACAGATAATATATTAGATATGTGTTATTTATTAGATGATAAAAAATGTATAAAATTGTTAGAAAGGATTAGAACGCGAGATATGTATAAGGTAGTATTTGAGGGGAATAGTTTTGATAAGGAATTGGATGGTATAATAGTAGATAAGATCAAGTTAAATTATAGTATGAATGACAAGAATCCTTTAAATTTTGTTTATTTGTATGAGAATTATGAAATAGTGGATAATAATTTTTTATTTTTGAAGCCTGATAAATTTGAGGAGGACATTATTAGAGTATATGTTAGAGAGAAAAAGGATTTTAATAGAATTAAGGAAATTTTGTAAAAATAATTTAATATTATATATAATATGAAAGAGTTAATTTTAGAAAGTATAATTATAGGTATTATAACATCTATATTAGGAAATTTAATATTTAAAATATTAGTTAAAATAAATAACATTGAAAATAATGATATGATTGATGAAGTTTTAGATAAGTATAAGAAAAATTATTTTTTACAAATTGTTTTATTTTTTACAGGTGTATTTATTCATTTATTATTAGAATACGTCGGTTTAGATAAATGGTATTGTGAAAAAAAATGTATTGCTGATAAATGTAAATTAGTTTGTGAAAAACCTATTAATTGAAGAAATTTGAAATAAAAATTATCAGGTATATATAATATGTTTAATCCAGTAAAAGAATTTGAAAATAATAAAAAAAAATATAATATTCCTTTAAATTTTACATATAAATGGAAAGATAAAGGTTCTAATTATATTAATTTTATTAATCAATTAAAAAAATTTAAAAATAAACTCGGACAATATATTAAATTATATGAAAAAACTAATTTTAATAATGATAATTTAAAAACATATGGGGATATTTATCCACCATACAAAAATATAACAAAAGAATTTAAAAATTCTATTGAAAATAATTTAATTCCTGATGGTAATAATTATATATTAAAAAAAAATAATAAAATTTACAAAGGAACAAAATATTTTTATACTTCGGAACAGGAAAATAAATTTTATAAGGAAAATTTAATTGGTTATTATGGAGATAAATACATTGCATTTGTATACGCAAAAAAATATAATGGTGGCTTACAGGTATATAAACTAAATAGAGATCTTAAAATATTTAATATAACAAATGATAAAAATATAAAAATTTTATTAGATATGATAAAAAATGATTATTTAAAAAAAGATAAAGGAGATGAAATATTTTTTAATAAAGTATCATACAAAAAATTATATAAAGCAATAAAAATGAAATATGGTGTAAATATAAATAAATATCAACAAGCAAATAATATTTCTATATATAAAAGTTTTAATGAAATATGGTTATATTTACCAAAATATGATATTTCAAATTATTTAAATAATCATGATAATTCATATACAGGTTGGTTATTTGGTGCTGGAAATATTGATAGAATTTGTGCAAATGGTATTCGTTTATTATTAAAAGATAAATTTGATGGTTTTGTTAGTAAATATGGATTTTTTACGCCATATAGAAAAGAAACAATAACAGATATTGAATTTGTATTATGGAATCAAAAAAAGATATTACAAAGATTACCAGAAGATGAATATGATTCAATGCAATTTATAAAACATCTACATTTTGATCCATTAAAAATTAATTTTGATATTAATTTAAGTAAACAAAATAAAAATTTTCAATTTATTAATTATTACATTAATAATAAAATTGATAAAGAAGAAATAAATAGTATTAAAAATATATCTGTAAAAAAGGATCAATTAAAAGTAATGTCATTAAATGTAAATAACTTTAAAAGTATTAATTTAAATGATACAACTAATTTTATATTAAAAAAAATTTTTTATTTACTTGATGAAATGGATATTGATTTATGTTTTTTACAAGAATATACTACAGATTTTCAAATAAATTCTAAAAAATATAATTACATAAAAGATCAAAATTATAATGAACTAGCTGTTCTTTATAAAAATAACTTAAATATTAAGAATGTTAAATACTTTAAATTACAAAATTATGAATACTTTAAAAAAAATGTAATTTGTCTACATTTTAATTTAAATGATATAAAATTTGCTATTACTAATTTAGAAAAAGGACAATCTTTTTACGATAGAAGTGGATCATTATTTAATCCGCAAGAGTTATATAAAACAATTCAATTTAATTTTGAATTAAGGAAAAATCAAATTAATGAAATATTAGATAAAGTAGATGAACCAGATTTTATAATAGGAAATTTTAATTTTAATTCATTAGATAAAGAATTTGAATACATTACAAAAAAAAAAAAATATTTTACAAAATTAATTGATGAAAAAAATCCCTTTGGTGAGCAAATAAATTTTATATTTTCAAAAAAACCATACAAATTCTTAAAAAAAATTAAATATCCTTATTCTATTCATTTTGCTATTATTGCTATTTTAGATATTTAAAAGTAATACATTAAACAATACTAAAAAATTAAAGATTATTTAATAAAATGGTTGAATATGACTTGTTCTACTTGTCGTAACGAATTTTAATTTACACATTTTAATTTATCATCATTTTTATGAACATTTCCAAAATAATTTAATTTGCAGTCAACTGCTGCTTCTTTTAAATTTTTTTCAAAAACGGAAATTATCTCATTTTTTTTATATGCCATATTCAATATATATTTATCTATTGTCATTTTATTATTAGGATGTACTGCTACATAAATATATATGTCAACGTGTCTTTTACCTTTTGGAAGATCCTTATGTGAGCAAAATCTAACACCTCGCCCGATAACTTGTTCTAATCTAGATAAGTTCCAATAAGGTTCCATAATATGTATTTCGGATACTCTTAGTAAAGAGACCCCTTCTTTAATAGCGGGTGATCCTAAAATAATTTTTAATTTGCTACCATTTTTATTATCATATTGATTAAATATGTCTTTAATTTCTTCTTTAACTTCATGTTTTTCATCACCACTCCAAACAGCAAATCGTTTTTCTCCTTCACCGAAATCTTTATAATTTTTAAATCCATGATGTTCTAGTACTTTAACGAAG